GGGACGAAGCACATCACAGAGATGCTTGCCATTCAGAAGGCCCAGATGCAGAACGGTGGAGGAGCCCAGACCATTCGGACCACCGTGGAGCTCGACGGCAGAGTCCTCGGTGAGTCTGTGGACAACTACTTGATTCGCCAACAGGAGCGGGGCCTGGCCTACGGCAACCGAGTCCGGCAGGAGTACGTCTGATGCTGACCGCTTTCTTCCTCACCGACAAGTTCAACGGCAAGATCGCCAATCGCAGCAACTACGCTGCAGTGCCTGCTAAAGATGGCAACTACGTCGAGAATGTCTCGGACCCTCGCCCTCGAGTCCGTTGGATCACGGGGGCTGACGACTTTACACAGGGGAGCACCCTCAACGTCTTCACCGTTGACGCCAGCAACCGATACATCGAGATCAGCTCGACCCCCACTGGCTCCATCACGACCTACGATATCCCCTATGGCCTCTACTCTCCGGTAGACCTAGCGGCTCAGATCACAACAAAGCTGCAGGCTTCCGGACCTTACACTGCCTGGAGTTGCACCTATCACTACAGTGGCAGGTTCGTCTTCACTGCGTCTTCGGGAACCATCTACTTTCGGTGGAAGACTGGGACGCACGGGAGCGACGGGACCGGAACAAGCCTAGCCAAAGAGCTCGGGTTTGATGATAGCGCCGACACGACAGCCACGATTAACGCTTTTGCCGACCAATACCGCTACGACACGACGACGATGATCCTCTTCGACAAGGGGAACACCGATGCGGACCTTTACGCATGGCTATGTGAAGTAGACACTTCGGGTGGGGTGGATGACACGCAGAGCATCAAGATTTACGGAAACAACTCCGTTCTGGCATTCGATGTCCAGTCGTGGTCTTCGGGTGCGGCAACCAGCCTGACGTTCTCCCCAGCCCCAACGTACTCAGAGAACCAGATTCGTCTGGCACACAACAGCGATGGGGCGGCGAGCAACCGCTATTGGATGTGGATCTGGCGGCATCAGGACGAGGTCCGTCGCCACAAAGTCGGCCTTTGCAAGGCATTCAACCGGACGTGGAGCGGAACCCGGACGGTCACGACGCTTGCTGGACACGGGATGCAGCAGCCACAGCGCGGCCTAGGCATCAACAACTACTATCCGGTCACCCAGCTCCGTCGCTGGAATGTGCCCCTGACGTTCGATTCCTGGGGTGCGACCGACTATCAGACGGTAGTGCAAGGGGTCGTGCGCCACGGCAAAGCAGACGGGCTCCTGTGGGCTCTCAGGTGGGACGACATAGCCAGCGGCACCGTGACTGCACAGTCAGAGGCTGACAAGGGCTTTCTCGTCTGGGGTGCGCTGCAGGAATACTCCCTCGACACCTTCGTCGGAGAGAGTGCGGACTACATGTCCGGGTCTCTTCGGATTGAGCAGATCCGCTGATGCCGATTGACTGGACAACCAGAGAGCGAGCGATACGCCTCGCCTACCTGTTCGAGGCCACCTACCACGACGAGAATGGCGTGGAGAGGATGGTTCACTGGTGCGGCCCAAAGGCTCGGGTTGGAAGTGGTCTGTCCGTCCCTGTTCCCGACTACTCTGGCGCAGCCCAGGCTAGGACATGCGTCTGGGAGGCTCGGATGAACCGGGCCTCGATGGACCTAACGATGGGAAACATCGACCAGTTCATCGGGGCGATCTCTGACTTTACGTTCACTGTGGACATCTCTGGCGGCTCTCAAGCGACAGAGCCCGTTGCGGGGGATATCCGCAGGGACATCGTGTTCGGTCGGTGGAAGAACAAGCAGTGCCGGCTCTGGATCCTCGACATCGAGACCGGGGACACCCAGATCATGGGACGGGGGACACTGGACCGAAACCCCAACTCCATCGGCCCCAACAGCTTCCAGTTGGTGATGGACATCAACCCACTGTTCCCACCGACCCTGGACTGGCCTCAAGGGGAAATCCCCATAGATGCTGACGTGTTCACCTACTCCAACCCAGGGACTCACCTTTACGCTCCGTCTCAGTACATGCTCAACCCAGACCACGTCGGAAAGTTCCTAGGTCTGAACTTTGGAAACGGCTCCGTCATCAACGACGACTACGTCTGGAAAGAAATCATCCCGTTCGGGCGGAAGGTTCTAAGCGGCAGCGAGTTCTATGTTTTCTGCTGGGTTTCCCCTCAAAAGAACTGCTACGTCGATGAGGTCTACTGGGAGAACACGAACGGGAACAACACCCCTACAGCGGTCTTATCGAATCCTATTGAGCCTATTGAGTACCTAGACCCAACGATGGGTCCTTCGGGCACTTGTGTTCGACTTCGGATTCCAGCCACAAGCGACTTCAACTTTGTTTGGTGGGCTCCAGCAGGAGGAGCAAAGTCTCGAATCTTTGCTCGGGTAAAGGGACCTAATGTCGGTCAGCACTCCTCCTATGCGACAGACGCCAGCGGGAACAACCCGGTCTCCCTGTACGCTGCTACCGGCACGACAAGGTCTGCGGTATGGGACGTGATCGAAGACTCGATCACCAGGCCAGACATGCTCAACATGCCTGACGCATTGGGGACAAATGCGATCACGACTTTTCGGTCCACAACTCCGACTGTCACTAGCCCCAATGAGTTCGCGAATCTAGCTTGCGTGGTTCCTCTCGACCCGTCCGACAATCCCATTCCGGCCAGAGAAGCGCTGGGGACAATGGCTCAGTTCTTCCCGTTTGACTTCGCGCAGAGGTACGACCCATCGGTCGATGACTGGAGAGTCTTCCCAGTTTGGAGGTCATCGTTCAGCTCAACCCCTGACTTCATCTTTGGGGTGGAGGACATGTCTCGGACGGACGCTCCTGCTGCAACTCAGTACGACAATACTGATGGGAAGTACGCGAACAGGGTGTTCGTGGACGCTCCTCGCCACTATGGTCATCCGACCGTCGCCTTGACGACCTCGGCCTCGGGGGGCGAGGACAACATCGCCCCTGTTATTGAGGAGCGATACCAGCACTCAGACACTGCAGAGCAAGGCCTGACTAGAGAGAACGCTGTCATCACGGCGACCATTAAGCCCAAGCACTGGCTCCACTACGGCAGTGCCGGCAATTCGTCGGCCTCATGGTCTCTAGGGGAAGAGCGGTCGCAGCCCCAGCGCACAATTCAGGCCACCCATGGGGTGCGTAGTTTCCGAGTACAAATGGGAGCCGCCATCAAGTACGATATGGTCGGAATCAACTCGGACGTGGGAATGGTCCGAAAGATGCGCTATGACTTCGACCTGCAGCAGGTGCAGATCACTAGCTATCACATCGACCATTCCACGACTCGAAGCAAGCCACGGGGTGACAATGTCACCTTTAACAAGAAGCGTGAGACAGACCTTCCTGACGTTTAGGAGTTAGACAATGCCAGGTGGAATTAGCTACATCGGTGACCTGACCATCCAAGAGGATGGTGGAGAGATCACCTCCCAGGCGATTGGTGACAAGGCTCTCAAGACGACTGCAGCCGACGCTGACACCCTCGAGGTCAGCAGCGAGACGGGCAAGTTGCAGATCAAGCCTGCCGGGAGCTCGAAGGCTAACGGTGTCGGTCGAGACGACATGAGCAAGTACGCTGGCTTCTGGCTCAAGGGAGCTCTCTCGGCCACCCGGACTGCGGGAGGCATGTTCGCTGTCGAGAACACCTACGGCAGCGACCTGATCATTGACCGGGTGATCATCTTGGTCACTTCCGCCTCCTCCTCGTCCTCGGCTGCCAGTATTGGTATTGCAGCCAACGCTACGACATCGTCAAACACCCTCCTCGACAACTTTGAGTCGGGTGGTCAGGGCATCTACGACAACATCGACAACAAGGGGTCGGCTGGCAAGACTAAGGCTAAGTGGGGCACGGGTCAGTTTGTCACGGGCTCAGAGGCCACAGGAAACATCACCGGCATCGTCGGGACCTACGCGATCCACGCAATCGACATGAACTAATCAAGGCCGGCTAGCGAGCGCCGGCTACATCGCCATAGGAGACTCGAATGGCACGTTCACTACCTCTCTTCATCAAGCCGACCTCTGAGTCGGTCACCACCTCGGCCTCGACCCCCGGCTCCACGTCTGCTCTGACCTGGGCCGACGCTGGCGTCCAGCTCGTCGGAGTCACCGCTAAGCTGGCCTCCACGGGCGGCAAGGTCACCCTGAGCGTCTACGACGGTGCGGCCCTCGCGACTGCTCCTCTGGCCTATCAGGTCGAGTTCGACTTCACGAGTGTGACTCAGACCTCGGACGTGCAGGCGACTCCCATCCCGATCTTCGGAGCTCCCAGCTACACGGTGCAGTCCGATGCCACGGGTGCGAGCAAGGCTTTCTCTTTCGAGATCGCCTTCCAGAAGATCAGCATTGAGAGCTGATCGTGGCGAACACCGTCAAAGTACCTGGTGGCTCATCGAGCGCTAAGGTTCCCCCGGCCCCTGCAGGTGGTGGTGCGGCTGCAGTTGCGTGGACAGAGGAGGTCAACGCTGACTTCACCTCTCTTTCCACCCAGCAGTTCGACCATGACGACACGTTCACACTCGGCGGCGCAACGTGGTTAGTTGAGGAGAGCGATGGAGGGGCTACTCGGGGAGTTGTCGAGGCAGTGAGTGGCAGTGGGATCAAGATCACCCCGACCGGCAGCGGCTCAAACATCTACACTCACCTCAACCTTCCGGTGGTGAGCACGAAGCTGGCAGATGTTTGTACTGACTTTACCGACAAGGATCTGGTCTGCGTCCAAGCCTTCTTTAGCCAAGCAGTCACCCCTGCAGCCAACTTCGACGGCTTCGGTGGGGTCATCTATGAGGCCGCAGATAGTGGCGAGCTCGACGATGTCACCGGGTGGTTCGTCTATGACAAGTTCTACAAGGATGGCAATCAGGTTTGGAAGGTGGGCTCGGGTTCCGGCCAAGGTGTCGAGACAAACGAGTCTGGGTCAGCCCCGACTACCATCGAGATGGTCTACTCCTTCTGGAGCAACTACGGGACAGGCGGGCACTCTGCCTCGGCAAGCACAAGCCCAGCACCGTTTAACACGACATCTAACCTGGGCTATGTCACGACCTACACGAGCAGCGCTATCGGGCGAAGTGGAACCTTCACTGGGCCGACTAGAACGCTCACTGCAGCGAAGGCCAGATGTGGCTTCGGGGCCTTTAAGGTTTCCTCTGGTACGAGCTTCTATGTCTTCCTCAAGCGCATCAGGATTCTCAGAGCATCGGGTGATGCTGGAGGCTTAGGATAATCATGGCGAACTCAGTCAAAGTACCCGGCTCTGCAAGCACCGTCAGCGTCCCCCCTGCACCTGCAGCCGCTGCTGCGGAGCTCTGGGAGGTTCTTTACGACGTAGACCTTACGGACGCCTCGAACTACTCAAACACGGGTTCGCTTAACACGAACGACACCACGGCGATTAGTGGGGTCACATGGACCGCCAAGAACGGTGCGAACAGCGTCTATTGCGACGACCTCAAGGTTGTCAATGGCACCGGCTTTCAGGTCCAGTTTGGGACGGGGAACACCGACTCCAGGCAGTCTACTTCGACGCAGACAAGCCCTAGAATCCAGACCAACATCTCCAACTTCTTTCCAGGCAGCGATCCCCTGTCGTACAAGGACACTGTGGCGATTCAGGTCTTGACCTCAAGTGCTTCGTTGTCTCAGGACTATCAAGCCTACGGACTGACAATCTCGGATGGGGCCTCCTCAACGACGAAGTGGATATGCAACCGCGTCCTCTACTACAACAATTTCACCGGCACCTACAAAATCGGTACCGACTGTGAGATGGGCGACGCGGCCCGCTACAGCCTCTCGCGCGCAGGAATCCAAAACGAGCCAGGCTTCCACGAGATGGTCTGGTACGCAGGTTCCGCTGGCTTTGCTATCGGTGCAGATGCTAGTGCTGCGGTTAGAGACCCCTTGACTAGCACCCAGACCCAAATCTTTGGACTGATGGACTACGGTGCAACCACTGACCCTTCAGCGACCCCAAACCTCGACATCACTACAAGCAACGCGACTGTGATGCTGACCGCGCTCTATGACGATCAGGCTAATCCTCAGCCTGCATGGAATGCGACCTTCACTAGGATTCGCGTGCTTCGGAGGAAGATCACATGACCAAGGACCAAATCATCCAAATGGTGACGCTCCTCATCCCGACGCTAATTGCGGTGGGTGGGTTCATCTCCGTTCAGGAAAGCACTGCGGCTGACGTGGTGGCTCTTGAGGAGGCGATGTCGGTCCACTCGAGCCTGCCCTCGCACCCGGTCGGGGCCAGCCAGATGGACTCGATGCGAGAGGAGCAGCGCGTCATGCAGTCGGATCTCGTGACGGTTCGGGAGAACGTCGCTGCTATTTGCGCTGCAACCGGAGCTCGCTGCAAGTAATGCTGCACCCCATCCTGCAGCGCGTCGAGGCCATCGGCGGCAAGGTCTTCACCCAAGGGGACTGGAACCTTAACCTAGTTGGGATCCGCAACCCTGCAGGCACGCCCAACAAGTTCGATGACGAGATGCACGTCCTTTACAAGGATGGAGAGCAGTGGGTTGACCGTTGGTGGCCCATCACCACAGACCCTGGCACCTACTGGCTTGAGCACCCGATGAACAAGTTGGGCACTGCTGCAGTCGTGGCTGACCATCAGTACCCTGGTGTATGGGCTCTCGGTAAGCACCGGGGGCAATACGAGGCATTGGTTCAGGTTGGTCCTATCTCTGTCCATCGAGACGACAACGAAGACGCGAAGGTGGACTACCGGGAAGACAACATCCAGACCGGCCTCTTCGGCATCAACTGCCATCGAGCCACGTCGTCAGAATTTGGATCTGTAAATGTGGATAGGTTCAGCGCCGGTTGCCAGGTTTTTGCTAATCCTCATGACTTTGATCGCTTTATGTTGGTTTGCAACACTCAAGCTGAAGAGCGCGGCTGGAAAACTTTTACATACACGCTCCTCAATGGTGGATGGTGACGACTTCCGCGAGCTGCTGACGTTCACTGCTATTGTGGCAGTCGTCTTGTCGCTGATTGTGTTCAGAACTTGTTTCGGAGTCTGATGTGGAAAAGTTTGTTTCGAGGAAGCTCATCCTCACCCTGGTTGTTGTCATTCTTGTCGCTGGGTCCGACATGCTAGGCCTCGGCCTTAGCGATGAGACCCTGTCCTCCCTGACGACGATGGTCCTGTCCTTCGTCGGCGCTCAGGGCCTCGTGGATGTCAGCGAGGTCATCAAGTCGGGCAGGAAGATCGCGGCTGCAGTCGAGGAAGTGAAGGAGGCAGCTAGCGATGAGTAAGAAGGACCGACGCATTGAGAAGCGCCAGAAGGCTGCAGACTTCCTGAACCAGCACAGCGGGTTCGTGATGGACCAGCTTGTCGATGTCATCTCTGACCTGTCCCCAGAGGTCGAGGGGCTCAACCACTTTGAGCAGGATGCTGCTTTCGCTGCGGAGCTCGCCCACAGGATCGACCAGGCGATCAACTTCCCCGACCCCATCATGGAAGCACTGGACGGGGTGATTAGCTTCTTCGTGGCTCTGGCTGCGCTCGGGATCTACCGCTCGGTAGCCCGCAAGGAGAAGCTCCGTGGCAAGCGTCTCGACAAGCTCCGGTCGAAGCTCAAGGAGAAGGGTCCTCGGATGGCGAAGGCTGCGCGGTTCCGCCTGGCTAAGCGCATCGAGCGGCTCGAAGCGAAACAGTGAGGGCTTTCTGGGAATCCCTCCTGAAGGGGCTGACGTTCCGTTGGTAGCTCTCTGACTCTCAAGCACCGGAGATGTCATGGCTTACAAGAAGAGATGGTTCCAGCTCGCCTCGTGGCGCAATGACGACCGTCGTCGTGCTCGGATGGCCCGCAGGTTTAGTGCGGCCACATGCTTGAAAGAGCACCGGGGGACTCTGATGAACCTGCTCGGAGAGGTCGTTCTAGACCTTTACGAGGAGATCTACGCTCTCCGGACTAAGAGGTCTCGGGAGGGCGTGGTCCTTGTCGAGTACTCCATCAGGCTTGAGCAAGCGCTCAACCTCTCGGACGACACTGAGTGGGAGCAGATTCGACAGTACGGTCTCGACCCGATTGAGATTGCCGTAGTGGCCTGCCCCGCCTGGTTCGCCCTGTGCGCGAAGCACAAGCAGGGCTACATCGACCTTGAGCGCATCCAGTTGGATCTAAGGAAGCAAGCTCGCCCTCTGGCTATTCGCTTCGCGGGAGAGGTTAAGCGTCAGGGCGCAGCCTTCCTCTACCGGTTCGGCTAGTGGCTGACTGCACGCTAAAGCAAGGTAGTCGGGCGGTCATGCTCAAGGATGGGGAACTCCGCTACCAGCGCAAGACCCACGACATCTCGGACTGCAGTTTAGAGACGGGCTCGGTCATCCGCATCTATAGTGAGGCCCCAAGCGAGCGCGAGGCTGACCGAATACTGAGGAAGAAGAAGGACAAGCCGATGGAAGAGGAAGAGATCGAGACAGTCGAGGAGATCCCAGTCTCCGCAGAGATCGAACAAGCGACGACCGTAGCCTCGGACATCGGGGGTGAGTACGCTCCGGTCCTGGCTATCGTCCTTGCACTGCTCGCTGTCCTCGGTGGGAAGAAGGCGTGGTCCTTCTACTCTGAGCGCGCAGAGCAAAAGCACGAGCTCGAACTGAAGAAGCTCGAGATGCAGCGAGACATGGCAGGTGCAGGCTCTGCGCCTCCTCCGTCGTGTCAGGCTGTCTACACTAAGATCGAAGCATCTCTCGAAGAGACTAGGGCGAAGGTCGCCTCGCTAGAGAAGCGTCTCGTCGTGATTGGCGATGACTTCGACTCGGAAGACATCGAGCGCAAGGTCAAGCGACTCCAGAAGGCTGTCCGAGAGCTACAGGACGACTCTTCGGTCTAATGTTCCTGTGGGGTCTTCTGCTCCTGGCACAGGCTACGAACCCCGTAGTCACGAAGCTGGTCATGGAGCCCGACTGCTACATCCCAGCCGCTCCCCCGTGCATCCCGTTTGATGACCCGCGATGGAAGGTCGAGGGCTGCAGGATTGACGACGGGGCGTGCTTTGTCCTCGGAGTCGAGGCTAAGCGCCCGGAGATCTGGGCCACCTTGTCCATCTCCCCTAGATGCGGGGACAGCCAGTCTAGGTCCAGACTTAGAGACTTTGCGCTCATCACCCTCTTCGACTCGGGCTACAACTTCTTCTCCTTCGAGGAGAGGGTCGTTAAGTGCTCGAAGAAGGGGTTTGTCGATGTGAGGCTGCTGATAGAGAGGCCTGACAAGTGACTACTTAGANCCCTCTTTGTAGACCACAGCCACCGTCGATGGTCCGATGTGGCCTACCTGCCAGACAAACCATGCGTAGGAGCTCGCATCCGTCTTCGAGTCCCCGGTAAAGCTGGGTCTCTTGCCTAGGACGTAGACGGACTTGAGTTCCGAGTCAGGGCCTACTAGGTCCATCCTCGTTCTGGAGCTCCCTAGGAACCCAAGTCGTAGCAAGGCGCAGACCTTTGTCCGGGGCTCAGACCGCTCAAGTGCTGCTCGGACAAACTCTGCGGCTAGTCGGTAGGGAGGGTTCATCACCACGTCAGCTCGGAAGGGATGGACGGTGTCGGGGTCTAGGTAGTCTCCGACAGCAATCGGAGTGTCCAGTGCCTGAGATGCCTGCAGCGCAGTGGCTGCGTCCAACTCCATGCCGTGTACCGTGTGAAACCAGTCCTGTAGGACCTCAAGGATCGCACCGTCCCCACATGCCGGGTCATAGACTACAGGCATCAGAGACTCGCTCTCTAGCAGCAACTCGATACACCACTCAGGGGTCCGGTAGAAGTCCCTAGGGTTCCGCTCTCGTCCTCGTCCTGTAGCGCTCATTGCCCCATCCCGGCGACCACTGCGACTGCGAGAGCCTGCCAGGCGTGCGAGCTGACCCCGTAGAGCGGACCTGGCTCCTTCTTCGTCCCCTGAGCCTTCCTGCGCTCCCCACCGTGCATCTCGATAAGCCTCTCGCGCACCAGAGCGTCTCTGTTGCCCTTTCCGGTCACGTCCAGGCCTCTCAGTACCTCTCGACGGTAGATGAGCACTGTGGGCAGTCTGAGGTCCTCTGAGCACTGCCAGAGCCGACCTACCGTCTCGGACGTTCGGAGCAGAGAGGACCCGGCGATGCCATAGGACTGGACCCGCTCAATCGCCACGAGGCCAGCACGACCTGAGTAGATGTCGATGGTCCTCAAAGCCTCTTCGACAGGCATAGCCTTGTGGGACTCGATGACCTTCTTGTCTCCGGCGTCGTAGACAGTAAAGCCGCACTTCTCGGGTCCAGGGTCGATGCCGACCACGATGCGAGACGGGCCTACCGAATCCTCGCGCTCTTTATAGTAATCAAACCTCATCGTCGCTCCTAGAAAGGTGGTGCTCCACTTGCCTCGAACTCGAATCTGCGCTCTTCGAGGATGCAGACACAGGGGTCGCCCCCGATCTCCTCGTCGTCGTACTCCCCGCAGTCGGAGCAGGGCTTGCAATAGTCGCAGGTCGCGGTGTCAGTCCAACATCTCCGACCACATCGGTAGCATCCGAAGACCGAGTAACCGAGCTCCTCGAGTCGGTCGTAGTTCATCAACCCGCGTCCTCCCAGCCAATCGAGACCTCAACGCCCATGAGCGCCGCTCTCGTGACTTCGTCAGACAAGTCTGGGATGACATCGCTGATCATGTAGGTGCTGTGTTCACAGCGAACCATCTCGCCAAAGCCGGGGAGGCTGAACACCTCCATCACCCTGTCGGCGACCCCGTCCTCGTCAATAGCCATCATTCCAGGGGTCCACCGGAAGGTGGTGCTGTGGGCGACCTCGATGCCCTCGTCGGTAAAATCTCTCATCGTCTGTTCTCCGGTTAAAGGTTATTGGGCTCGTCGCCACCCTTTTCACAGGATGACGTTTTGGGGCGAGCCGTCCCCTAGCACCGCTACTCGGCTGTGACAATGATGCGCGACACAACCCAAACCGAGAGGTGGCTAACAGAACACTGTGCCGCGATCTTAGAAGGGGATCACCTCGTCATCCGGCAGCGGGGCAGACTGGCTGGGAGCGTGAATCTCCTGCGCTCCACCGGGGCTGACGAGCTGGTTGATGTAGACGTTAAGACCTGCCGATCCATTGCGACCCTTCCATGTGTCGCACTTGACCTTGACCACAGCGCCCTTCATCTGAGCCTGGACAGAAGCAAGGTCTGAGAAGCCATGTGCCGGGTCGAAGGGTGGAGGCCCACCGATGGTGTTCTGGAAAAGCTGCAGGTTCATGCGCTTGCGCTCGGGGATCATCTCCGACCACCGCACCAAGAACTTGTCTCGGTGAGCACCGTCCACGATGCGTAGCGTCCACTTGCACTTCCAGGGGGCTCCGTCCCGGCTAAAGGCCATCCAGTCGATCACCTCGCAGGCATAGAAGCCCGCAGGGATCGTCGGGTCCGTCTTGATGTGTTCGGTCTTCGTAGTGTTCGTCTCTTGCACAGAGACATCATCCCAGTAACTCATGTCTATTCCTTCCCACCAAAGGTGTCATCGAATGCGCCCTTGAGCGCGTCAAAGGTCATCTCAATCCGCACGGGCAGCATCTGGCCGGGAGTGCCTCGGCCCTTTGCTTCGTAGCGTGCTTCTCCGTTGTCGCAGGGCTGCGTGATCAACCATCGCTTCCCTGCCTCGTCAATCTCCACTCCGTAGAGGAAGTCGATGGCGCTGTGTAGGATCCCACGTCCCGACCCCGGAAGGTTGGAGCGATGGAGCATCTGCCCCGTCTCAATCATGCGACCATCCACCTTCTTGCGAATCGGCTCGAGCTTCGTGTGCCCGATGAAGAGGGGGCACAGCTTGCGGTTGTCCTTCGCCCGCAGCGAGGCACAGCGGTGGATCCCCTTCGTCCACGTCTGCTTGAGCATGTCCCAGCCCTTGTAAGGGGCCTCAGATACATGCTGCACCCCCAGGTCTGCACAGACCTGCTCAAGGCATCGTGCGTAGAGGTTGTCCACAGTATCCACAACCACAGTGTGGAACGAGTGGTTCGAGTACTCCAGTTCATCCATGACCGCGTTGAAGTCAGCCCAGGTGCGGATTTCGACCTCCGCAGCCTCCATCAGGTGAGTGCCTGGCTCCGTAGCCAAGAACACCGGGTTCGGCCAAGAGTTGGCGAAGGTGGTCTTCCCAGCGCCGGGGAACCCCTGAATCATGTGTCGGGACATCGACATCCCAGCTCGTGGCTTGTGCTTTCCTTTGGGTAGTAAACTCATTGTCATGCTCCTTGCATTGCTTGGGTGAGTTCGGGGTGAAAGTCCTCGACAACGTCGAAGGCTTCCTCGGTGATCGACCTTGCACAAAGGTCGAGGTATTCGCAGCGTCCAAAATTGGCGCAGCTTGAATCGTTCATGATGGGGAACCTCCTGCCTCGACGGATGTCGTTGGCGCGCAGGGAAACCTCCCACATCTCAGCCTCCCAGTCTCGGATCTGGTCGTCAGTCCTCGTGACGTGCTCCTCGTGGAGGAGCTCCGGTCTGGCCATGTAGTAGTCCCGTAGCCTCTGAGCGTACTCCTCCAGGGTCTCGGGCTTCTGCTTCGTCCGTCGCTTGATGGTGGGCTTCTGAACAATCCTGTAGACCACAGTTCTGATGGGCCGTCCTAGGATCCTCGATGCTGCGTAGCAGTAGGCTGACGGCTGGCTCTTCGTCTGCAGGCCCAGGATGTAGTCGGAGGACAGCCTGCCGGTCGTCTTCCACTCTCCGATCTTGTCCTTCCAGAAGCTGTGCTCCCGGTCAGACGGGAACCCATCCATCACCCCACCAAAGTCGTACTTGGATGAGGCACGTCCCTGAGAGCTAAAGACCGGCATCCGGAAGGGAACCTCTCGGTACTCCGGCCAATCAAGCCAGCGATTCAGCGCAGCTCGGGTCATCTCCCTGGCGACAATCGCCATCTCCTCGAGCCGCTCGTTAACGAAACCCTCTGGCATACCGTTGTCCGAACCGTTCCGAATGTAGTCGGCGGCGACCTCTTCGCACTGCTTCTCAATGCCCTCGTGAAAGGCAGACCCGATGCCGAGTGCTGTGGACCTAAAGGGGGACTTTAGGCCCGCGATGTTTCGGAGGTAGTACTTCCTCTCGCAAGACCGCATCCTGCCGAGAGCAGTATTGGTGAGGACGTGGGGGCGTGACTTGAATCTCGGTAGTGTCTTCATTGCTTGTTCCGTTGGCTCGAAGGTTGTGTTCGCAGACAAGGCAGATGGGGCCAGGTCCAAAGGCAGAGCGTTTCCCCACCATCAGTCCGCATCCCCAGCGCTGGCAAATTCCAGCGGGCTTGAATGTATCAACGACTAGGGTCAACAACTGTCCTGGGTTGATCACAGCCAACCCCTGGTGAGCTGACGCATCGCATCGGCGGGGAAGGCCCAGCATCGCGAGCAGAGCCGAACAGCCTGGATGTAGGCATCCTCGTTCGGGCTGTCTCGACGGACATCTGCCACGACACCCCATCCCTCCGTTGACGAGATGTGCCTCGCGCAGGACTGGCAGCGGGGCTCATCTAGGATCATGTTCATCAGGTGATTGGCCATCGGTCCCTTGATGAAGAAAGGCTCGGAAGGTCGGTCACCGAGTGGGGCTGTCAGCCCCCTGTGTTCTTTGCTCATTGTGTGCTCCTAGTGTTTGGCTTTCTGCGCTTGAGCGCGCATCTCATCGCCATGTGAAAGATTGCGGACATAGCCATCACCGGGTTGGTAGTGGCAGAAAGCGGTGCGTGGAGCTCGACCGTTGCGCTGCTTCGCAATCCCCACCTCGAGCAGCTCCGGGGTGTTTGTGGCCGGGTTGTAGGCAGCCTCACGAAACAGGAAGAGGATCCCGTCCGCGTCCTGCTCAAGCTGACCCGACTCACGCAAGTCAGACATCCTTGGCCTACGGTCGCGCAGAGGTCGGTTCTCTAGCTGACGGTTTAGCTGACAAGCCACGATCAGGACGATGTCGAGCTCGTGAGCGAGGGCTGCTAACTCCCTTGACGCCAGGGCAACCTCCTGCTCACGACTGCTCCCCCTGGGAAGCCTCACAAGCTGCAGGTAGTCCACCATCGCGCAGACAATGCCGTGCCGCTGCTTCGCCACCCGGATGGAGGAGAGCAGCTTTGTGAGTGTCCGAGATCGGGTGTCGAGCATCAGGGGGATCCCCGACCAGCGGTTCATCACCTTGCCCGCGCTGTAGTTCGCAGCCTCACTGTTATCCGACCAGTCACCCTGGGCGTCGTGAGCGAAGATTCGGTCACCGATGGCAGTGGTGCCCATCTCGACACTGCAGAAGAGGACGGGTCCAGACTTCCTGGCGATCTTCTCTGCGATGGAGAGCAGGAAGTGAGTCTTGCCCATCGAGGGTCGCGCTCCCACTAGGACGTAGTT